AAGGCACCGAGCAACTTCTGGGCTTTGTTATTGACGAAAAGACCGGGCAGGCGGTTGAGAGCAACGATCTTCGGGGCAAGAAGTTTCAGTCATATGCTGATGTCGGGCCTCAATACGAGACCATGCGGGAACAGACGGTCGAGGATGCCAAGGGAATGCTTGAAGCCATCAGCGAGATTCCCGAGGGCAAGCAGTATGTCCCGGCGCTTCTGGCCATTATCATCGATAATATGGTGGGCGTGGGCCTCGACCCGATCAAGGAAATCAACCGCAACGTAATGCTTTCGCAAGGCATGGTGAAGCCGCAGACGCCGGAGGAAGAAGCATTCGTGCAGGGGCTGCAGCAGCGGTCGCAGGAGGAAGGCCCGCAGCAGAAGCTGCTTGAGGCCGCCACAAGGCAGCAGGAGGCGGAGGCGCGGAACCTGGACGCGGCCAGCGTGCAAAAGACCGCCGATGCTCAGAAGAAACTGGCAGAGACGGAAAAGATCACCTCCGAAATCGGCACCAAGCGTGACCAGGTATCGCTTGATCGGCAGAAGGCCGTGGTCGAGACGATCACTCGCAGGTTGCAGTAGCGACGGAATCCTGCAACTTGAGATTGCATGACGCTAATTTCCGTGCTAATTGTGTAGATCACCAAGGAACGGGCCTTATCCCGGTAATACTCTACTACCGCAGGAGGTAAAATGGCGGGCAAGGAAGCGTTAGATTCCACGGCGGAACGAGACCAGGCCGATGATGACAGCCGAAAAGATGATCAGACCGTTGACGGGGCAGATGTCTCCGAAGGCGATGACGAGAGTCAGGATGGCGATGATCAGGAGGTTGATATCGTTCTGCCCGGGGAAGACGGGTCGCAACCCAAATCGCAGAACTTCGGCATCAGGAAAAGGATTAACAAGCTGAATTCGCGCGTCGAGGCCGCTCAGAAAGAGGCAGGCGACGCCGAGACTCAACTGGAAGTCGAACGGGCTCAGAACAAGCTGCTGAAACTCGCCCTTGAGCAACAGCAGGCAAAGCCGGAACAGGCATTGCCACCCGATCCAAACGACTTCGACGACGGGGCCAAAGACCCCGCTTATGTCTCGGCGCTCACAGGCTACAACCAGCGGTTTTTTGAGGAACAGTTCGACAAGCGCGCGAAACAGACTGCGGCGCCCCCAGCGCCAAACCCAAAGAGCGAGCAGCGTCAGGTTGCTCACTACGAGGCGGCGGAAAAGCTTGGGGTGAAGGACTACGACGAGGCAGAGGACGCAGCTATAAGCGTTCTCGGGCAGGATACGGTCAAACGACTGATCGACGCCTCCGATGCCTCGCCCCGCATTCTGTACTACCTTGGTAAGAACAAGGAAGTTGCGGCGGAAATCGCCGAGCTTGTTAAAACAGATCCTGTTGCCGCTGTTTTTAAACTCGGCGAACTTGGGGCCTCTCTCAAGGTCCAGACAAGAAGCCGATCACAAGTGGCCCCGGACCCGGACGACGAATTGTCCGGTACAGTAAGCAGGAAAGCCGCCAAGCGCGGACCAGCAGGGGCCACCTTTGAATAGGTAGGCGACCATGGCTAACGACTTCACAAGCAACTTCACGCGGCAACTCGCCCGTATCTTCCTCGAAAAGTTCGAGTCAGCGCGGGTTCTGTCGAAAAACGTCAACACACAGCTTCTGGCCGGGCGGTTCAACCCTGCATCAGGCGAGAACGTCGATTTCAAGCGTCCGACTGACTACACGTCACGCCGCACTTCGGCAGGCGATGTTTCGGCCCTGACTGTGGATGACATCATCACCGGCAAGGCAACGGGCACGGTGCAGGACTACTTCACCGTGTTTGTGGACTATGACGAGGCTGACGAAGCCATCAAGATGGATCAGCTTGACCAGTTGCTGGCACCGATGGCAACTCGTATCGTTACCGATCTGGAACTGGACTTCGCCGAGTTCATGATGAAGAATTCGGGGCTTCTGGCGGGTACTGTCGGCACGGCGGTAACCACATGGGACGACGTTGCAGCAGCCAGCGCGGTCATGATGGCATCGGGCATTCCGGTAGATGATCGCTGGTACTATGCGGTCAATCCGTTCACTCAGACCACGCTTGCCAGCAACCAGCGTTCACTCGGCTCTGGCGGTGTTTCCGGTGAGTTGATCGACTCGGCCCACAAGAAGGCGATGATTTCGGACAACTTCGCTGGAATGTCGGTTCTTTCTGCTACCACACTGGCCAGCTTCACCACCCCGGCTACTGGCGATCTGATCGGCGCGGTCAATGGCGCTCCCACGGCCACCTACGTTGGTGCCAAGGACAGCATGACGCAATCCATCACGGTCGATGGGTTTGGTGCCTTCGCCGGTGTTGTCAAGGCGGGCACTATCGTTGAGATCACTGGGCGCAACCGGCTCAATCTCTCGACCCGCCAGCCGATCATCAACGGCTCGGGTGCCAACGTGCTGTTCTCCGGCGTGGTTACCGTCGATTCTGCCGCCTTCGTTGCGGGCGCAGGCACACTGGTCATCTCCGGGCCGGGCATCTTTGAGGCTGCGGGCGCTTTCAACACGATTGACAGCGCGATTGCCGACAACGATGTGATCACGATGCTGAACGCCGACTCTACCTTGTTCCAGCCGAATCTGTTCTGGCACAAGCAGGCATTCGGTATCGGGTCTGTGCCGATCAAGAAGCTGCACTCGACGGATACGCTGGCCACGACCGAGGACGGTCTTCAGTTCCGCGTGTCCAAGGGCGTCGGCTTCCTGGAGAACAACCAGAAGGTTCGTGTGGACTTCCGCCCGGCCTATTCGGTGCTCAACCCGTTCTTCGCAGGGCAGGGCTGGGGCTGAGCATAGTCCGTAACTGAAACAGGTCCGGCCCTACGGGGCCGGGCCTCTACACAAGGAAGGTAGCGGTTGCACAGCAAGGGGCCCTTCAGAATTGATGCGGAAATCAGCGATCAAATTGTCATTGCAGCAGATGGCCTCACGATTGCGGATTGTATGGTCTTCAGTGTCAATCGCCCCGCCTCCGAATGTACAGCCAACGCTCGACGTATAACCGACGCACTCAACCGGCTTGATGCCGATGAAAGACGGAGATGATCATGACAGTATGGACCAAACCCAGCGGACTGGAGATCGAGACCAACGACGAGCCCGCAACCATCGCCCATTGCGAATCCATTGGCTGGCAGCGCAAGCGTGGCCGTCCGGCGGGGTCAGCGCCCAAGAGGGCAGCGAAACCCAAAGCCGACAAGCCGTCGTCTACGACTTCCGTCTAATGAGCGACGGCACCACGATAATCCAGAAGGCGCTCCAAAGGATCGGGGCACACTCTGTCATTTCCCCAGCATCCTCAGAGGCCATACTGGTCGGCAAGGATGCGCTCAACTCGATGATCGAGATGTGGCTATCCAAGGGGATCGACTTTGGCTTCGCCCCGCTGGATGCACCCGGCGATGATCTGAACGAGCCCGCAGACACCCGGAATGGTATCATCAGCAATCTTGCTATCTTCCTCGCCCCTGACTTCGACAACGGGAAAACCGTCGTATCGCAGGACTTGAAGAATATCGCCAGATCAGAGTTCAACAACATCAAGCGGCTCTATCGCAAGGTGGTGGTGCCGGATAAGGTTGTTTCGTCCACACTGCCGAAGGGGGCTGGCAGCGACAGTCTTTTCCTGGACTCGCGGTACTTCAACAGAGGCGACCGGATCAAGAACTGAGGGCGCTCAATGCCAGCTATCGAATTCCCCACTGGCCTGGTTGAGGTCGAAGACCTGCCCAAGACCCGGCAGACGCTGGCCAACTGTTTCAACGATAACGAAGGCCATGTAATCTCGCGTCCCGGCATTGCAACGATATTGGCGAGCACCGGCAGAGTCGCAAGGGGACAATTCACATGGAACGGCAGTCTCTATCAGGTTCAAAGCACCGAACTGCACAAGATTACCAATCTGGACACCGGGGCCAGCACCAATATCGGCACCATCGCGGGCGCGGAGGCTATCAGCACAGCGGTGGGCTTCAATGATGCGGTGATAGTGGTCAAGGGCGGCGCGATCTATACCCTGAGCAAGCTGGATGTGCTGACCGATATTTCAGGAAATCCCAATATCGTTCCGTCAGTCGCCGTTGCTCACATCGATGGGAGATTTGTCTACATCCCGTTCGACGGTGACCCGGCGTTCTTCTCGGATATCGGCGCGGCTGGAAGTGTGCAGGTTCTTAGTTTCTTTGACGCGGAGGAACTGCCGGACGCTAACAGCACTGTGTTCAACTTCAAGAACACGCTCTACATCATGGGCACAGATAGCATCGAGCTATTCCGGGATACCGGGGCGACGCCAAACCCATTCGGGCGGATCAGCGGCGCGCGGATTTCCAACGGATTCATTGGCGGTCTGATCGAGTATAATGAGACGTTTCTGTTCATTGGCCGTGAGAAGGATCAGGGGCCGGGCATCTACGCCCTGGGCAGCGGGACCGCGCCGAAGATTTCCAATTCGGCGGTGGACATCATCCTGGCCAATCACACAGAAGCCCAGATGGCCGACGCGATCACCGGCAGATTCAAATGGCGCGGCTACGATATTGCGTATTTTACCATCAGAAATACCACGCTTGGATTTTTTGCCGGGAACTGGTTCGAGATGACGACACTTGCCAATGAAATCCCCAGTGTCTGGCAAGGTGGGTTCGTAAACCAGCTTAACGGCACCTATTACACAGCCCAGGGGGGCAAGATCGGCAAGCTCGCCAAGGTCAATACAGATTACGGCGATCAGATCGAGCGCGTTATTGATCTGAGCTTCCAGCACCCGAATAACGACTTCTTTACCGTCCAGAGCGCTGAACTTGCTGTTTCACAGGGGCTTAATGCGGGGGCCGGAACGGTTGGGCTCGCCGTGAGCAAGAACAATATCGAATATTCAACACCAATCTTCCGTGATTTGGGCAACCCGAGCAAGTACACCAGTCATCTTGAGTGGAACTATCCCGGCGGAATAGGCACCTTCAACGGTTTCCTGGGGGTGAGATTGCAGACCCGCCAGGACGTTCAATTCGCCACCGATCAGCTATTCGCGAATCTACGATGACAGAGATTCTTTCAAAACCAGGCCATGGTGAGCCGCTGATAAAGGACGGCAAGGCAACCCCTGTGTTCCAGAACTATCTGGATGAAATTACCCAGTCGCTGAACGATAATCTTCTCGGCCTGAGAATACAGGCGGCAAGCTATACCGTGGCCACCTTGCCGTTGGTTACGACAGAGGCGGGGATCATCTATGTTTCTGACGAGACAGGAGGCGGTATCCTTGCTTTCACGGATGGAGTGAACTGGCGCCGGGTTAGCGACAGAGTGGTGGTATCATGATTGAGCGTTGTCTTGATTATCGACGGGTGAAGCGCCTTGCCCCGTGGCCGCTGTGCATCTCCGACACGGTTTACTA